CAGCGGCCTGCGCCGTCTGGAAGGTCGCGGCTTCGCCTGTGAGCGAGAACGACCCGGTCCCGGCTGAAATGAAATTACCGGAATATGATGTCGGGATCGTCGGGATGGTGTAGGTCGCGCCGGAATAGCGCGCCACGCCGGGCGTCACGCGGGCATAGGAAACGTCACCGTTGAGGAAGTTGTCGTTGCCGGAGCCGGTGTCATCGGCACCGATGCAGAGCTTGCGGGTTGAGTTGCTGATCGTGCCGGAGGCATTGGTGGACGTTCCGATGCGGTTGCCGTTGAAGAACAGCGACCATGTGCCGGACGCGCGGACAAGGGCGCAATGATACCACGTCGAGGTTGAGACGCCGCCGGATGAGGTGATATTTGCACGTGTAGAGCCGTCATAGCCGAGGCCGATGATGTCCCCGGAGCCATCGATCCAGATACCCCACCCGAGGTTGGTGGGCGCGTTGACCTGATCGCCCTTGCAGATAATCGAGTTATACGAATGCAGCGAGGCCAGATTGAACCATGCCTCCGCCGTGAAATCTCCGGCGCCGGGGTCCATCGTGGTCGAAGTGCCGAAATCGACGAACTGCGAACTGGCCTGCACGAACTTGGCCGAAGCCCCCGCCCCGGTCGGCGGCGACGGGGTGGACGATACAATGGTCGGAGAGGCGTGCGTCGTCGAGGTCTGCGCTGAGTTGGACGAGTCGGCGAAGCCACCCTCGAACGTCGCCAGTAATGTGACGCTGGAGAAGTTTGAATCGGACATCTATTACGCCAGTTGCAGAACGCCGTTGGTGCAGTCGAATTGCACCTGGAACGAATTACCGGTTGTAACCGTGACCGTCGCTCCGTAGTCGAAATAACCGATCAGGTTGCCGCTCGCCGCCGTCGAATTGTAAAGAACGGCATATCGAAACGTAGCAATCGAGCCGCCTGACGCCGTGAATGTGACGTTGTTCAGCACGAGCTTGTAGGTTCCAGAGGTCTGCCCCGAGCTGGAAAGCGTTGCCGCCGTACCCCCTGCCGTATAGCCGTTGGCGGCTGAGATTTCCGTAATATCGGCCTTGACGGCATTCGTAGCGACTGGGGCTGTGTTGGTCAGCATGACCTTCAGCGTGTCGCTTCCAAGGTTATGCACCTTCGAGGCAACATCGTTCACGAACGCATTGAACTTGTTAAACGTCGACATTTCTCAATCCCTTATGGTGTGATGCCGACCGGCATTACCGAAATCGGCCCGGCGTTGTATGCGGAGGTGAAATTCAGACTGGTGATGTCGTCGATGACGCTCTTGTATGCCTGCGCCCATAGCGGCACTCGCTCGTCGTTCTGCGTGAAGATTGCCGCCTCCAGTAGCGCACCGTAGAGGTACGCATCCGGCGCGAGTTGAAGCAGCCAATTCGACGTATTGCTGTCAGACAGGGCCGCAATAACCTGCCGGTAGACCATCTCAATCGTGTAGTTCTGGTCAGGAACAGGCAGCAGCTCGATATTGGAGCCAATGATCGTGAAGAACGCCGGCTGCCCAGAATTGTCTGCAAACGTCCCGAAGCGCATTTGATAGAGCGCGGTCGGCGTCAGATATTCGATGGTCGGCTTGCCTGTTACGCTCGACAGGCACACCCTGCGCATGGACTGGAAGTCGGTTGGTAGTGAGATGAATTGCGGGTCGGTCGAAGTCGTGTCGATGGTTGCGGTTGATCGCTGCTCCATCTGCCGCACGTCGAGGCGACGATTGAACTTTGCCTCAGTTAGCGCGATGAACTCGGGGATACGGTCTGTGAGGTCTGGTCTCGCGAGCCAGTTGGCCACAGCCGCCTTCAGTTCTGAATAGGACGTGATCGCCATCAGCCCCACCCAAGCCTGTAGGCATTAGCTGGATCGTCGGCGCGGAACACCGCGTATTCTGGACTTTCCATCTTCTTATCGACGTAATCCCAAAATTCCTGATCCATCGGACGTGGCGCACCATGACCGCAGTAGTCGCTGTAAAACTTGTTGACCATTACGTTGTCGAGCGACCACTTGTGCCTGAAGTCTCCGCGTTGTGGCTGCGAGCGAACTTCATGCAAATGGCGCGCGAGGTCTTCGGCGTCGCCGCTCATGGCGACGTGCAATTTGTTGTCGTCTATGATGAGACGACGCCGAATATCGCTCACGACAGTTCCGTGACCGAAAGGTTGCCGGTGCCGGTGCCGAGGATCGCTGCAACTTTCTGACCCGGCGTGCAAATGAAGATCATCGGCACATTGGCCGGGAGCAGAGTGTCGGCAGCAACAGCGGTGGGCGTTCCATCGCCAATGCGCACGCGGGTGGCGGCATCGGCCACTAGAAGCACCTGATACGTCTCAGAGCCGAGAGCCGATGATGCCGCGCTGGTCGTCGAGGTGGAGACGTTCTGCGCCGCTCCCAACCGCGACGCTTGGGCCTTTGGATAGAACCCCATGTTACGCGGCCTCAATCACGGCGTAGCACATCATCGGCGCGGTCGTGGTCGAGCCGCCATCGGTGACAAATTCGATGTTCTGGCCTTCCGTGACGGCGTTCGCGCCGGTCGGTGTGGCCGAGTCTACGTCGCCAGCAGCAGAGCCAGACTGCGTAACGGTCCACGTGCCGCCCGTGATCGCAGTACCCGCGATCTTTGTGCTCATCGCGGAATCCGCGACAGTGATCGCGGCGTAGAGGACCGATCCAACCTCAATGACCTTGCCTCTGATAGGCGCGATAGCGAACGCGCTTGAGGCGGTCGAAACGTCAGCCATGTAAGCGTAGACCCGGACCTGCTTCAGGAGCGGGTGATTGACAGTGAGAGCCATTTCAATTCTCCAAAGAAAAAGGGGCCAGCTTGCGCCAGCCCCAGGTGGGAGGAATACTCCGGGCCTTGCCCTAGTGGTCGAAACCCTCCCATCGCGGAGGGTCTAGCAAGCGACAGCCATCGGGAACGACAACCCCGATGCCATGCCGTCTCGCCATCTCGATAAAGTAGTGACAGCCGGGCCGCTGATGTGCGTATTCTTCATCAGTGGCCATATCGACGCCCCACAAGCCGATTTCATCCGGCTCGCGCTCGATCGCCAGCGCCATCATCCAGGCAATCGAGGATGTGAAGAAATACGGCCCGTGTTTGCGGACCATTTCTTCCTTCGGGTAGGTCAGCGAATAAGGATAGTCCGGGTGTGCTTCCTGCAAGTAGACCGGGCACACCTTCAGAAATTCAAGATACGCCTCTACGTTACGCTTTAGAGCGCGCGGCTCCGTGCGCAAATGGTGAAACGTATGCAACTCAAATCGAAGTTCGCATCTCGGGACATCGACCGTTCCATCCGAGCACGCCCAAATCTCCCATGAGGGTTCATTGAACGGTGCCAGCGAACGGGACGGCGACGCCCCGAGAAGCGCAATCTTCATTACGAGGTGGTCAGATCGAACACGCCGCCGGAAGCCTTCTCGTTACGGGCTTCGATGGTCATTTCCGTAACGATGGCCTTCGACACCGAGTCGCCAGTGACAGCGATATCGATGGTGTTCATGTCGCGGAGCGTGGCCTTGGCCCACATATCCATCTGGAGCACAAGGCAGTCACGGGTGCGCATGAAGCGGTTCGGAACGACCTTCAGCCGGCCGAAGTCCGACTCGTAGGCGTCAACCGCAGCCACGATCTTCTTGGACGACGCCTGCTCAATCGGAGACGAGCGGCCCGTGAAGGTCGAGAACTGCTGCTTGTTGAACGCACCGACCATGATGGTGTCGGGCTTGCCGCCGTTCGTCCACGCGGACTGAAGCACAGTCTTCAGCAGCGACTCAGTGAACGCGCGCTGCGTGCCATCGGTACGGGTGCCCGTGCCGTCAGCCGCAGACGGGTCCGCACCGGAACCGCCACCCTTGCTCGTGTTGGTCTTGAGCCACGAGAGGACTGAGGCCAGAGCGCGGGCCGCAGTGTCGGTGCCGGTCGCCTTCGCCTGGTTGGTGCCGGCCACGTTCACTTCCAGATCGCGGCGAAGCTCCAGACCCTTCAGCATCATCTGATAGGTCATTTCGTCGCCACGGCCAGCCTTGTTCACAACGCGCTGCGTGTTGGTGACGCGAGCGACCTTGTAAGAAATCTGGCACTCGTTCGACAGGCGAACGGTCGGGGTCGCAGCCGCAGCCGAGAAGGCGTCGCCTTCGAGCTGCTTGTTCGACGCCGCCGCA